AGCAATTGAGAAAGCATTGGATTTTATTGGTGGTATGAACACTTCGGCGTCAGTACCCCATTCAATGGATGAAAGTACCGCTAAGGGAATCCTAAAGTATTTGCATGACTTAGGTGTGCCAGCTAGTCCGGAAGTTGTAATGGCACGGGGTGAGCAGGAGGGATGGAATCCTGAGTTCACGAAAAAAGTAGCCGGATGGGCAGAAAAAGTCGCCTCCGGTAACCGTATCCTTATCAAGAATCCAGAGTATTTTTCAACCTATATGCAGGAGCAGCTCAAAGAACTCGTGTGAGCTGACTATCGAATAACACGCTAACGGACGTTTCCATCTCTGATGGTAGCGTCCTAATGGCATGCCAGCAATATGGGCTGGCGTATCGCATGATATACCTTATTCCCCGCGTGGCGTGTTCCCAGAGACCATTACACATCCCGAACTACTCAATTATTGGTTTGCCAACAATTGAATATATTTCCCATAACAAAAAGGACCTGCGATTTCTCGCAAGTCCTTGTTTTATTTGGTGGCCCCTGCTGGACTTGAACCAGCGACCAAGCGATTATGAGTTCCTGCAGGGATTACCGGAAATCAATGGTTTACGTTATTTATCATCGACATAGATTGACAGCGTTTGCCAATGATTACCCATTATTCGCCATTTCTACCGCCATTTTATCGCCATTGAGCATGCTTAGATTTAGATGGAGCACTTACATGTGAGCTTCCATCATAGGGAGCGCGTGCCTAACCATCAGATTTTGGTTTAGTGCACATTTTTTTGCCTCGTCATATAATGTGTTGAAAAATATTTCAAATCCTTCCTTTTGTGTAAATTCAGTAAGAATTGCAGAGTAGAAGTCCAGACATGGTTTCCAATTCTCAATAATGAAGTTTATGTCGTTGTCTTGACATTTAAAATTATGAATAATTCTGTTCCTTGACTCTACAAATTTTTTAAATTTATTTATTCCTTTTCTATGCTTATTATATATTTCAGGGGTGATTCTGGAAGAGAAATCTAAGTTTGTTCTGAGTAGTAAGCTTAAATCACCCATGCCTTGCTTGGATATTGATTTAATATTTTCATCTAATTCTGCAATTACATTTTTATTCTTATTTAATGAACGTAAAAATTTTAAACTGCTTAATTTTGTTATTTCACGAATCAAGGGTTTAGAGCAGTCTTCGACATAGCTTGCTAGTGTTCTGGCGAATGAAGATCTTGTCATGTATAACATTGCTTGTTTGTTTTCTGAGCTTGTAGATTCAATGCATTCAAGCACTTCAAGCATTACGCATTGATAGTCAAAAAGAAAATTAAGTACCCCGTAATATATATCTATTGAATCATCACTTATGCCATTTTCGATAATAAAATCATTTTTTATATTATTCATTATATCTCGTTCTAATGCATTCAGTACATCATTCAATACTTTTTTATTATATTTGTAAATATTATTATCGGAATCCTCAATAATTTTTTCAATATAATCTGAGGATAAATTGTTTTTCTCTAAAACTACAGTTGTGTGTTCTTGGTAAAGAATCGTTAAGTGGCGAAAATAAAACTCATTCCAATAGTCTTTTGTTTTTAATATTTCTAATGAGGATCTATTTGCTTTTGGGTTTCTGAATAAATTAATAACATATAAACTCAATAAAACACTCAGTGTCAGTGTTAGAGATGCACTTAAATTTCTTTTCAGATCGTTACTGTGCTGGCTTAATTTTTCAGTCGTTGCCATCGATTTTTTCCATTTTTCTTAGGGGATTCAATTTGACCGCATCTTCTAAGTGGTCAGGGGCGAAATGTGCATACCGCATAGTCATTTTTATATCCGTATGACCAAGGACGCGCTGCAAAACCAATATATTACCACCATTCATCATAAAGTGACTGGCGAAGGTGTGGCGCAAAACGTGGGTAAGTTGACCTGCCGGCAATTCGATGCCTGTTCTTTCCAGCGCAGACCGGAACGCCCCATAACAATCACTAAACAATCGACCTTTTTTATCATCAGGCAGAGATTCATAGAGCTCTATGCTGATTGGAACTGTGCGGTTTTTTCTGCCTTTCGTGTTGGTGTATGTGATTTTGTATTTAGCAAGCTGGCTTTTTTTCAGGCTCTCGGCCTCAGACCACCGTGCGCCAGTAGCGAGACAGATTTTTACCACGGTTTCTAAATCTGGATGATCATGCCGTTTGCACTCGCCGAGCAACAGCGCAATCTGTTCCTGAGTTAGCCAGGCCATTTCCATTTCTTCTGTGCGGAAAGGGCGCATATTTTTCAGCGGATTTTCACCCTTCCATTCACCAAGGCGGTTTAACTCATTGAACACTGCCCGGAAGTAGGCCAGTTCAAGATTAAGAGTGCGAGGCGATACTTCTTTCACCCTATTTGAACGGGCATACTCACCTTTTAACCGCTTTTCTCGGTAGCGGGAAAATATCTGCGCATCGAAATCGCGTGCGAGCGGTTCGCCCATACACTCAAAAGCATGGTGCATGGCTAACTGGCGTTTCAAGCCGTCTTTCAGGGTAATGCCATGAGCGCTATACCATGAATCAACCAGCTCTTTTAACGTGCGCCTGTCTTCCTTTTCTTCCTGCCACGGGTTCTGTACGGTGTACAGTTCAAAAGCCAGCGCCTCACCCTTGGTGGCGAATTTCCTTCTGATGCGTTTTCCTTTTGCCCCGTTCGGGTAGAGCTCACAAATCCAGCCTCCTGCGGGGTTTTTACGGACGGTCATGAGTTAACCTCATTTTTCATATAACTGGACAATCCAGTCATATACATTGATCAATTCTCCAGTGTCGCGAATTACAACTTCACTATTCTCAATTCGGTCTATGCGGAATGTGCGTAACTGCCTGCGTGTGTGGCAGTAACCTGTAATATACTGTTCATTAATCTCCTTAACATCGACTTCTCTGTTTGTTAAACAACCATTTGAATCAGTGTATTCAAAAGAAATATTTTTAAACCAATCAGATAAATGACGCTTGTTGGCAGGCTTTTTTGATAAGGTCACTGGCGTTGCCTTTGCAACGATCGGAGGTAGATGCGGGGTTTTCGTGAGTTTCAAGCGGCGAATCGAAAGAAAAAGAACAATAGCAGCAATAGGAAACGAGGTTGCGTAGTCACCAATTAAAAAAGCCCCAAACGCCGCAAGAGAAAAAAGAAATGCCGCAATTCCTTTAGCCCCCCGCAGAATCAATTTCTCAGGTGATTTGAAGTAAACCACAATCGAAAAAAGAGAAAGACCTAAAAACAATAGTGGAATTATAATTTCCATCACAACATCCTTATTCAGTGGAGCATTAAGCTCTTTGTGACTACGACTAGTAATTGGTATCGCTGTAAATTCCTATCACGCGGCCAAGTGCTTTAATGTCATCTATCTCACATTCAAAAGGAATCTTGCCCCCTGCAACATGGAGTTTTCTGCCGGGCAACTTCGTCAACTCTCGAATGCTAATAGCCCCCTCAATATCGACAAGCCATTCACCGTCTGAAAGAGAGGCATCTCGTTCGATGAAATGGAGTTTTCCGTCAGTGTAGACGGCAATCGGATTTGTAAGCGGTTTGCTAAAGAATTTACCAGCAATACTCAGGTCACCATCACTAACTAAAGATTCTTCACTTAATGTGAATTTCTCCACGGTTTGGGTATCTTTTTTCGCATTTTCGGTAGTTAGCGATCCTTTGCCAGTGAGCAACCACGCCAGATTTGCACCAGTTTCAAGAGCGCAATGGACAATAAAATCATAAGAAATAGAATCGCGGCTATACCTGTTAGCAAGAGAGCTTGATGCAATTTCAAAGTGCCTAGCTAATTGAATTTTCTGAGAAAATCCGTAAGCCTTACAAATCCTATTCAGCACATCTTCGTTGTTTAATCCAAGACCTTCAATTCTCATGTAGCTTTAACCTATTTACAAACTCCATTTTGGGAGTTATTTTAAGCCTAAACCTAGGCAATTAATGGCGAGCGTTGGCAAACAGATGGCTATTAATTGCAACCTTTAACAAATAGGGAATCATGCAACATGGCTTCTGAAATCGCAATCATCAAAGTGCCTGCACCTATCGTCTCTCTGCAACAGTTTGCAGAGCTTGAGGGTGTTTCTGAACGTACCGCTTATCGCTGGACAACCGGCGACAATCCTTGTGTACCAATCGAACCCCGTACCATCCGTAAAGGCTGCAAGAAAGCAGGTGGCCCGATTCGTATTTATTACGCACGCTGGAAAGAAGAGCAGTTGCGTAAGGCGTTGGGTCATTCCCGTTTTCAACTTGTCATTGGCGCTTAATTCACTTTATGTGAATTGTAAGGATGCAACATGTTTGATTTTCAGGTTTCCAAACATCCCCATTACGACGAAGCGTGCCGGGCTTTTGCGCAGCGTCACAACATGACGAAGCTGGCAGAGCGTGCGGATATGAACGTTCAAACGTTACGTAATAAGCTCAACCCGGATCAACCTCACCAGTTCACACCGCCTGAATTGTGGCTATTGACTGACCTGACAGAAGACTCAACCCTCGTTGATGGTTTTCTGGCGCAGATTCATTGCCTGCCATGCGTACCGGTTAATGAGTTGGCTAAAGACAAATTACAGTTTTATGTCATGCGCGCAATGCGTGAACTCGGCGAACTGGCGAGCGGTGCGGTATCTGATGAGCGTCTGACCACTGCCCGTAAGCACAACATGATTGAAAGCGTTAACTCCGGCATTCGCATGTTGTCATTGTCGGCTCTGGCGCTGCATGCACGTCTGCAGACTAATCCCGCTATGTCGAGTGTGGTCGATACCATGAGCGGTATTGGTGCATCGTTTGGTCTGATTTGAGGTGCGTATGCTGAAAAGTGAACTGTCATTCGCGTCTCTGCTCGTTAAGCAAAGCTCCGGCATGCATTACGGCCACGGCTGGATCGCAGATAAGGACGGCAAGCGCTGGCACCCGAGCCGCTCACAGGCTGATTTACTGGCTGGCCTCTCTACTCAAAAGCAGGGGGAATCATGGCTATCGAAGCTGTTTCCGCGACTGTTCCGCTAAAAGCGGGTGAACGTCTGGCCGGTCTCAATCATGTGGCTAAATTGCGCGCGAGATTTTGGGGCGATAGCTGGAAAGAGGTTGAGCGTTTTGTCGATAATATGCGTGATAAACGTGACCCACAATTTGAAGAAAATAATCGGGCGCTGGCCGCTATTTTCTTTCTGGCAAAAATACCGGCGGCTCGTCATGAGCTCGAATTAAGTGAGCTGACTACTGACGAGAAAAAGGCGCTTATTACAGCGATGAACCATTTTCGTGCAGTAGTGAGCTTATTTCCTAAACGGCTAACCATGCCGAATTAATCCAAACCGAAATTTAATGGCGTAAACCCGCCGGGCTTCTTATTGCCCGAATTCAGGAGATTCAATTATGTGTAATACCGCAAATCGTACCACTAAAAATACAGTAGATAAGTCTGGCCTTAACCAGTTGTTGACTGATGCGCGGATGCAAGAGCGCCGCGCGCGTGCGGAGGTGATGGCTAGCCGCATGGTTAACCTGGCTAACCACATTAAAACCAACCAACTCGACATTAACGAGGCGCTGGAGCTGTTATTGCAGGAAAGCGAAATTTACCGCCATCAGGCTATGGAGTTGCACTAATGGCCGACGCAATGGATTTAGCACAACTGCGCGAACAGGAAGACCGCGATCGCCACATCAACAATGCGCGTAGCCGTATTGCTGCGCCTTCCCGTTTTCTCTGTGAGGAATGTGACGCACCAATCCCGGAAGCTCGCCGTATTGCGATTCCGGGCGTGGCCTCTTGCGTGACCTGCCAGCAAATTGCCGAACTTAAATTAAAACACTATCGGGGGGCGATATGACTACCCGACCACTAAGCCAGCTTAAGAAAGCGGCGTGTATTTGGGATAAAGCCCATCAAAGCATTTCGGCGTTTTGGCTGCGTCAGCATGCCACATCCAAACAGGATGAATGTCACCCGAAAGAATCGAAGCTACAAATTTTGAAAAAACTTCGGGAACAGCAAAAAGCTCAGTCGACATCGGTAAATGCTGAGGATTTCCAGAGCGATAAAACTCAACAGTCTGCCGAACACAGCGAGCCGACACATGAATATCTGTCGATAGTTCTTCCCAGGTCTGCCAGTCATCCTGTGGAGATACTGGGGTATCCAAATAACGTCGATTTAAAATTTGTAAGGCGTGCCGAACATGTGTTGACCATTCTTCGCGTGGTTTCCAGCTATGTGGACAATTCCACTCAATTTTCCGACCTAGCTCACGCCGACCAGCTATTGAAAGAGGTAGCCGGTCTGCTATGTGGCATTGAGTGTCAGCAAGAAAAGCATCGCAAATGCCCAGCATGTCGGATGCGGAAATGATCTTCATTGGTTCTTTCGTAGCTTCGAAAGGCGTCACCTCTGTAATCAAATCAACATAGCGGCGTTGGGTGGGATCTTCTTCAGTGAATAAAGTCATAGACACTCCTGTCTCAGCAAAAGCTACGGGTGAGATTGATTATGCCTTTGTATGGAATTTTCCAAAACAGGCAATAGCCAGCCCATATCTCACCTATGACCAACAGCATCGCCGCGACCGCATGTTCGCGGCTTTGCTGCATGCAAGAAAAGTGCTTTCTCTCCAGCCTGAGTGCGTGCGTTTTGATGTTTATCGCACCGCTGCAGTGGTGGAGCAAACTCAGGGCAGTCAACGAGCCAATGCCTTTTTAATCAGCTTCTGCAAAAAGGCAGTGCCACGTCTTGAACTGGTCGCAAAAAAATACGAATGCTCGGGTATCAACAGCAATGTATCAGCCGCTGTTTTCGATGGTCATTTTGATACTCAGCTTATGCAATATCTGGCGTCACGTATGGTCAATATGGTCGCCAGATTTAACCGCCTCCCGGATATGTCGCGTGCCGATATTGACCTGCTGGCCGCTGATATCGCTAATTTCATTCGCGCAGAGCTGGCTGACATTGATGACACGGGATTTAGCGAGCTCAAAACGCTTTACTCCTGGTACATGCGCGCCGGTTTTATTTCCCTGCAATTTAACGTTACACCGCCGAAATGGGAGCGTGTGATTAAAAAATATTTTGGCGAGGATGAAATCGCGCCAGCAGTAATGCGCATGTTTAATGAGGTTTGGTGGCGTGGCCGTCTGCGACGCATTGCGTCTGCATGGCGCGAACATCTACAAATTGCTGTTGGTAACGTCAGTAAGAAAAAGAACGCCTACGCGAGTAAAAACTGCGTGACTGACTGGCGCGAGCAGAAGCGCCGGACGCGCGAATTTCTTAAAGGACTGGATCTCGAAGACGAATACGGTAATCGCATCAGCCTGATTGAAAAATTCGACGGCTCGGTCGCTAATCCAGCAATACGTCGCTGCGAGCTGATGGCTCGTATCCGCGGGTTTGAAAATATCTGTAATGAGCTCGGTTATGTCGGGGTGTTTTATACTCTGACTGCACCGTCTAAATATCACGCTACCACCAAAGCGGGCTACCGTAACAGCAAATGGAACGGAGCAAGCCCGTCAGACACGCAGAGCTATCTCACCGGTCTTTGGGCGCGTATTCGCGCCAAGCTACACCGGGAAGAAATCCGCATTTTTGGCATACGTGTTGCCGAGCCTCATCATGACGGAACGCCGCATTGGCACATGCTCATGTTCATGTTGCCGGAAGACGTCGAGCGTGTGCGCCTCATCATCCGTGATTATGCGTGGGAGGAAGACCGCCACGAACTGAGAAGCGACAAGGCCAAAAAGGCGCGTTTTCATGCCGAAGCCATTGACCCGGAAAAGGGCAGCGCTACCGGATATGTAGCTAAATACATTTCCAAAAATATCGACGGCTATGCTCTCGATGGTGAAACCGACGATGAAAGTGGTGAGTTATTAAAAGAGTCTGCTCCAGCTGTTTCTGCATGGGCGGCGCGTTGGCACATCCGTCAGTTTCAGTTTATTGGCGGTGCGCCGGTGACGGTATATAGGGAACTACGCAGAATGGCTGACCCTGAAACAGCTAGGGCGCTTAGTGTTGAATTCGCCGCAGTGCATGATGCAGCCCACTATGGCCGCTGGGCTGACTATGTGAATGCTCAAGGCGGACCATTCGTTCGCCGTGACGATTTACAGGTACGTACATTGTATGAGCCTCGAACTGAATTTAATCAGTATGGCGAAGAAACTGTGTGTATCAAAGGTGTCTACGATGCCTCGATAGGTGCTGGCTCTCCTATTCTAACCCGGCTCACCCAGTGGAAGATTGTTCCAAAACGTGCCGTTGATTTGGCCGTTGACGTTAAGGGCGCTTCTGCGCCCTCTCGGAGTTCTGTCAATAACTGTACGGAAAGCGAAAACGATCCACCGGAACTCGATTTATCAAAACCTCTGAGTCGACGTCAAAAGCGAGAGCTGACGAACCGAATCAGGAAACCAAAGCCACCAAAAAGGGCGAAATTTATTCACGGAACGGATGAGCAAAACGCTGCGATAGAGAAGACTATCGACGAGATACATCTGACAACCGGTATTACCATCAGTCGGGGGGAAGCTCTGCATCTTATAGCCGGGGGGAGGAGCTGTATAAACGGAAAATGGTGTAGAGGTTCTGCTTCTGGGAAAGTATTCCCGCCAGCATCATCACAGGCAGAAAAAAGTGAGGTGGCAAGATTAAAAGCAAAGCAAATTATGGCGCGTGTAGAGCGTTTAGCACTACTGCAACAGATAGATTAATACTTATTATTTATCTATATCAGATAGATACATATCAATGGTGTGTATTTTTTCTTCCCAATTTTTTGTAATACGTGATACTGTATATGTGTACAGTATTTCGTTGGGGGTTGTGTGGATAGAGAGTTAAGTGAGCAAGTTATGCTAGAGCGAGTTGAAATGATTGCACGTCTTGCTACTAGTTGCATGTGCCAAGAAAAAGACCGCGAGATAGCGCTTGGTATGATTGCTGACCTTGTTATGGAAAAATTGATAGAATCAAAGGATACCCATTTTATCAACATGATTACAGATGAATAAATCATTTTATATCAATTAATTACATGTGATTTTTGTATTAGGTTCGATGGCTTTATTACCGCTAAGTGACTTAGTACAGCGAAAGTTGCACTAGGGGAACTAAGGGATAAAAAGCATCGATTTATTAGTGTAAACGCAAAAAAATGCTTTCATTTTAACTAGATAAGCAATAGTGTAACGTTGCTATAAGAAGGTTTTTTTATGCATAATATTTATACTAATAGATTTGAAAAGGATATTATATGCTGACAATATTCTCAGGACAAAATTATAAAGCATACGATGATTTTAAGCTAGAGTTAAAACCATTGACTGTATTGCTGGGAGCAAATAGTTGTGGAAAAAGTGCGTTAATTAACTCTCTTCTTATGTTTTCTCAATCAGTTGATTCAATGTCTGTTTCCGATTCTGCACTTAGGTTAAATGGTCCAAAAGTTGGAATGGGTGAAGCTTTAAATATAATAAAAAATAAAGATGACTCTAAGACGCTTAGCTTCAGTTTTGATTTTTCTGACAACTCAGTAGTTAAAAGTGGTATTGATGCTCTGAGAAGAGAAACTGTAGAATCACTTTTTATGTTTACAAGATTCACAATCCAGACTATCAAAAATAATGATGCTTTTATCAAAAAAGCAACGGATTTAATAAATGGGGCGAGTAATGTATTTGTAAGCTTTGATGATATAGATGATGATAAATTAGATTCTATTTCTAACACATTGTGTCATGTTCTCACTATGTTTAGAAATGAGGGGCGTGATATTGTGTTCAGCCGCTCAGTACCTTCAAACTTACGAAAGTTCATCTATGAATGTCCCTTAAAGCATGTTCGGGATTGTTTAGTTAAGATGCTTACAATTTCTGGGAATAAATTGTCGGCATCCCGGATATGTTATGATTTTAAATATGATAAACTTAACGGGACAATGAAAGTAGTGAGGCTGGTTCTTTTTAATAAAAACCATGAAAAAATAATTGATATATCACCACGAAAAAATAAAGTTAGTGTATCTTCAGGGGTTATACCACAAGGGGTTTTTTATGGGTGCCAAAATGATATATTAGAATCAATTAATCCTTATTCATTGAATGTATTTACCTCTACTAATGGGCGTAGTTTTCATGTTTTTTTCACGGATTCATACAACCCAGTAGTTGGGTTTTTATCACAGGTAGTTACTCGTTCTATATTGATGTTGTCCAAGATGTTTGACGGTGAAAATGTTAATCATGTTAGCCCACTAAGAGCTTTCCCGCAGCGCTATTATTTACTGGATAAGACAGTCAATCACTCACAATTGAACTCTTCAGATGGTTCAGAGCTAGCTGAAATTTTGAAGAAAAATACAAAAATAACAGATAGTATCAATCTTCTCCTTGCTGAGTTTAATCTAGCCGTCGACATTGTAAAAGTTAATGATATCATCCATAAAATAGTAATTAACCAAGGTTCTGTTAATCTAGAATTGACGGATGTTGGTTTTGGAATATCTCAAGTTCTTCCAGTATTAGTTCAGGCCTATTTGTCGCCGAAAGGTTCAATAACAATAATTGAGCAGCCTGAAATTCATCTTCATCCTAAGATGCAAGCATGGTTGACTGATGCGCTGATAAAAATCTCAATGAAGGAAGAGAAAATTTTTATTATTGAGACTCATAGCGATGCTTTGGTTAGGCGAATAAGGTTGAGGATCGTTGATGAATCAAGCGAGCTTACTGAAGAGCAAGTAGCTATCTATCATCTTGAGCGTGATGAAAGTGGATCTTCAACGCTTCTGAATAAGGTGGCTATTAATTCGGAGGGAGATATTACTTGGCCTGGTGAGTTTATGGATGTCGAGATTCAAGACACTATAAGAATACAGGAGTTGAAAGTTCAAAAATTAATGAGCTCAAAAGGAATTCACTGATATGTCTTGTGCAGTTTGTTTATGCCCAGAGTTTGTTGCGGCTAATATTTCAGACATCAAGTTATTTAGTGGTTTTTTTGTGGGGGCAATAGTTGAGGGACATAATCAGTTAATCTTAGATGCTGATGGTAGAATACAGTTAGATTACTTGCGGTCTTGCCAAACTAACAAAGACTCTTTTTATATGTTGCAAAAATGGGAAGGTGAACTTTCTAAATCACCCACAGGTAAAATATTGCGAACTCCGGTTCAGACGAGCTCCGACGATGTCAAGGATGTTGTCGTTGGGGCTGTAATCAATGCCGCAACAACATTTGATAAACATATTTTCACCTCAGATAATAACAGTTACGCTGGATTTGTGTCTGAACTGATTAGGCAGCGAATTAGTTTATTGAATCTTAGTAGTGTCGGGTTAATATCAAAGGAGGATAGAATGCAGCAACCTTTGAGTTTTATTAAATTTGATAGTGACTTGTCTTGGGTAATTCAAAGATTAGGAAGGCGCTCAGCTAAAGGATATAGTGAGGATGATTTTAATGATTTTCTTCGTGATATGCTTTTGGCTAAAAACTATAGTGTTAAAGATCAAACCCGAGAGGGTGAGTCTCAATCAGGTAAACAAGCGGGTGAGTTAGATCTTATAATTGAAGATCGAGGTGATTTGTTTGCGATTATTGAGGCGTTAATTTTAAGTTCAGTCGACAAAGTAAATATTTTAAAGCATTACGGGAAGTTAATAAGAAATTATAACCCAATGCATGTAAAAAAACTGTTTTTAGTTACCTATTATACTGGTGCTAGATTTGATGATTGGTGCAATAAATATGTTGAATATCTAAAAGAACTACAACCTGCAGATTTAGAACTTGATGGGCATGAAATGCTTGATTTGAAAGAAGTTGAAACGCCATATATTGGTTTGAAGAAAATTGAGCAGCATTTTAGGTATGCAGGGCAACACTATTTTTGTATTCATTATGCAGTGAAATTGGCAAAATAGAATGTCGAGTGTGCAATGTCCTCTGCGGAGGGCATTGCATCTATAAGGTGCATTATTTTGCATCAACTAAACTTGTACCTTCTTTTTATGCTATGCCAGAACTCATGCAGGTCTGGAGTAGTTATGCAACTGCATTAAAACCGACCCATAAAGCGGGCAGGCGTGGCGGGGATAGCATTGCGCGCTGAGGCGGGTATTTATTTTATTTTTCAGCGTCTGAGCGCGTCCCTGTGGCGTTGTTATGGTTGCGGGTGGGTAACGAGATGGGGCGAAGCGGCGACGGCGTGTCGTGGCGCTGAGGACGTTGTGTGCGGTGGGGGTAAAGCCGCCACGATGGGCGGCTGTGGTGGGGGTTACTCGTCGTCGCCGAGCGAGTATTTTTCGAAGCGGATAATCTCTTCTCCCGCCCACTCGTTAAGCTCCATGAATCGCGCCTGTAGCGGGGTCAGTTCGTTACGCACAAAGACCTTTGCCACCTTCTCAACGTCACCCACTGAGCCGACGTTCTCCGGTTTGCCGCCCATGAGCTGGAACGGGATGCGATGCGCGTCGAGCAGGTCAGCGGCGCTGACTTTCTTGATATTAAAAAAATCATCCTTCGTGGCGACTTCGCTCAGTGGCACAATTTTAATCCCGTCTGCTTTACCATTCGGTGCGTAGAAAAACAGGTTCTTAAAATTGCCGAGCCCTTTCGAGTCGCGCATTGCCTTTCGCAGCGCCTCAACGTCGGTGCTGCTTTGCGCGGCGTCGGTCACATACATGATGTAACCCGCATGCGCGCCGTTCTGGTAATACTTGCGACGGAACAGGGTCGCCGATTCATTCAGCCAGGCTGAATTGAGCGCGCTCAGGTATTCCGGCATCCCGTAAAGTTCCTGATTAATATCGGGCTCGAGAAGGTGGAAGACGGAGCCGGGCGCGAACTGGTGCGGCTGTGTGTAGCTCTGAATGTACCAGTACACGTCATCCTCAATGCCACGGCGGGTGTATTTCGCCGGTGAGGTTTCCAGTTTTAACGGCTTACCGGTCAGGCCGCGACGCTCTTCGATAAACGCATTGCCAAACACCAGATAGTCGAGCGCAAACCGGGTGAAGTCCTGACGGGATAAAAGCGGGTGCGGGATGTAGGTCGACACCAGAATATTACGCTTCACGTAAATCGGCGAGCTGTGATGCACGGCGGCGCGCATGCTCTTCGCCAGCCCGGAGAAACTTACCGGCGGCTCGTACCACTGGCCGTTATCGATACACTCGACGTAATCGAGAATATCGCGGCGGTCGAGTACCGGCGTTGGCTCACCAAAGGTGAATGCTTCCATGCTTTGCGCCGGTGCGGCGGTGTGGTTTTGGGTGCACGGCGGCTGCTGGCGTTTGTTGCTTTTCTTGCTCATTAGTTCCACTCCATGATGCTGGATGACTGCTCACCGGTCGCGGCGGTCAGCGGCTCATTGATTAATACGTGCATGGTTGCCCACGCGAGGTCGGCGTGACTGGCTTCCTCGGTGCGGCTGGCCTCATAGGTCGAGCTGCGCCCGCTGCTGGTCATGGTTTTGCGGATAGACATAAACGACTGCGTGATATCGGTCGCGCTGACGTCGTACTCGAGGCAACCGCGGCGAATGGTGTCTTTTGCTTTGAGCACCATTGCGGTTTTCATTTCCGGCGTGTAGCGGATTTCACGTGCTGCCGGGTAGAACGATCGCACGAGCTGGAAGACGCCCTGACCGAGCCCGGTCGCATCGATGCCGATATATTCCACGGTGTATTTTTGTGTGAGCTCGCGAATGGATTCGGCCTGTTGGGCGAAGTCCATCCCTTTCCACTGGTGGCGCTCGAGTATGCGGAATTTGCCACCGGCAACGACCGGCGGCGCAATAACGACGCACCCGGCGCTGTCGCCACGTAATGACGGGTCGTAGCCAATCCACACCGGGCGGTGACCGAATGGCCGGTCGGCAAATGGCGCGTAGTCCTCCCATTTCTCGAGGCTGTCGACCATGCAGCGTTGCAGCTCTTCGAACGGGAATACCGACGCTTTATCGTCGACGAACTCGCACATAAACAGGTTGCGGAACTCATCGACGCTGTTCTCGCGCTTCAGCGTATCGATGTTGAACAGGGTGCACCCTTTGGCAAGTGCGTCCTCGATGGTGACAATCTGTCGCCACTGACCGTCAGGGCAAGCGACGCCCTTCGCGAGTGCGGCGTGGCTGATATCAATATCGACGCGCTCGCTCTTGTCTGAACGCCCCTTGTTGAACTGCTCACCTGACCAGAACGGGTAAGCACCGTGCGCCAGCGATGAGGGGGTCGAAAAATAGGTCGTGCGTAAATGCTCCTGTGACGACATCCCCCCGGCGACGCGCTTCAGTTTCTGAAAGTTGGGTATCCAGAAAATTTCGTCGACATACAGGTCGCCGTTGTGACTCTGTGCCGTGTTGGCATTGGTACCGAGAAACATCAGCTCCGCGCCATTGTTGCCGAGCACTATCGGGTCGCCGGTAAGCTCAACGCCAGCCTGTCGGGCAAAGGCGATAATGTATTTACGGAATACATAGGCTTGCGTCTTACTGGCCGACAAAAATATCTGGTTGTGGCCGGTCTTCAGTGCCTGTAACAGCGCCTCGCGCGCAAAATAGAACGTCGCGCCAATCTGTCGTGATTTCAGGATGTGCCTGATGCGGTGCGCCAGCCCCGCGCGCCACCACTCGAGCTGATAGTCGAAAGACTGCTCGAGGAAAATCTCTTCGAGTTTCCCGATAGCCTCTTCGCTGAAATAGTTCTTTTTCGGCTTCTTCTTTTCCCCTTTGTTGCGGTTGGCCACGTTCGGGTTTAAATCCGCTTCGTTGCCGGTCTGGCCGTAGCGGTTTACCCGCGCTAATCGCTCCATCTGGCGCGCCAGAAAATCCGCGACCTTAAAGTCATGAGCCGTCAGGTCAGGCTTTGCATAGAGCTGAATGAGCCGTGCCTCGAGCGTGAACTCGACCCGGTTTAACGGGGCTGTTTCTTCCCATTTATCGCGCTGTTTCCAGCTCTGCACCGTGGGGCGCTTGACCTGTAACTGCTCCGCGATTTGTGGCACGGAATAGCCCTGCCAGAACAAAAGCGCGGCCTGTCGTCGCGGGTCGCTGAGTAGTGATGTGTCGTTGGTAGTGGTCATAAAACCTCGCCGTGATGAGTACACGGCAAGGCTAAAGATTCAGGAGGGATGAATCGCTAACCCCCTGTTGTGTCAGGGGTTGCACTTCTGTAACCGGTGGCTGGCGAGGGAGGGAGTCGGGAAACTACATCCGACCCGATAACCCAACTCAGGACACCTGATTCATGGCTAAAAACAAAGTTTCGAAATGGTTTCGCATCGGCGTCGAGGGTGACACCTGCGACGGTCGCGTCATCAGTGCGACCGATATTCAGGAAATGGCCGACGGCTTTGACCCGCGCGTCTACGGCTGTCGCATTAACCTCGAGCATATCCGCAGCGTTGTTCCCGACAGCCCGTTTTGCCGCTATGGCGACGTCACGGAAGTGAAAGCGGAAGTGATTGACGACGATTCGGCGCTAAACGGCAAGCTGGCGCTGTTCGGCAAAATTGCCCCGCTCGACAACCTGCTCGCGATGCTGGCGAAAGGCCAGAAGGTTTACACCTCAATGGAAATTCGCCCGAACTTTGCCAACACCGGCAAATGTCACCTCATCGGGCTGGCGGTCACCGATGACCCGGCGAGCCTCGGTACCGAGTACCTGCAATTCTGCTCTCGTGCACAGCAAAACCCACTGGTCGGGAAGAAAGACCAGCCGGGCGACCTGTTCTCAGTGGCAACCCTTGCTGAGCTGGAATTCGAAGACCAGCCCGAGACCATCATCACCCGCCTGAGCGACACGGTGAAAAGCATCTTCAGCCGCAAACAGGCCAGCGACGACGCGCGATTCGGTGACGTGCACGAAGCCGTGACCGCTATCGCCGAGCAGGTGCAGACCGGCGGCGAAAGCGCCGAGGTGCGTTTCAGTGCAATTGAGACCGAACTCGCTGACGTCAAAAAAGCGCTCGCCGAACAGGCCGATGCCACCTCGCAGCAATTCAGCACCCTGACTACCACGCTGGAAAACACCGAAAGCAAATCACAGGCGCGCCGCAAGTTAAGCACAGGTGGTGACGGTGATTCGGCGGGCTCCACGCTGACCGACTGCTAACCCCTGATAACCCCGAAGGAATACAAAACTCATGCGTAAAGAGACCCGTTTTAAATTCAATCAGTACCTGAGCCGTATCGCCGAACTGAACGGCATCGCGACCAGCGACCTCGACAAAAAATTCACCGTCGAGCCGTCGGTGACGCAGACCCTGTTTGACAAAATCCAGCAGTCGTCCAGCTTCCTGAAGCTCATCAACATGGTGACGGTTGGCGAGCTGACTGAAGAGAAGGTCGGCATCGATGTGACCGGCTCCATTGCCAGCACCGCTGACACCGACGGCGGCGTCGAGCGTAAAACCGCTGATTTCGCGAAAATGGATGCGTACCGCTATTTCTGCCATCCGGTGAACTTCGACTATCACCTGAAGTACAACAAACTTGACCTGTGGGCGCGTTTTCAGGATTTCCAGATTCGGATCCGTAACGCCATCATCAAGCGTCAGGCGCTGGATTACATCACCATCGGCTTTAACGGCGTGAGCCGGGCGGCGACGTCTGACCGTAGCAAAAACCCGTTACTTCAGGATGTGGCTGTCGGCTGGTTGCAGAAATACCGCAACGACGCGCCCGAGCGCGTCATGTCCGGCATCACCGACGCTGACGGTACCGTGATTTCGAACACCATCAAAGTGGGTAAAGGGGGGCATTACGCCAACCTCGACGCGCTGGTCATGGATGCTTTCGAGTCACTGGTCGCGGAAATTCACCGCGAAAACCCGGAAATGGTTGTCATCTGTGGTCGCCGTATCCTGACCGACAAATACTTCCCGATGATTAACAAATTCCAGGCGAACAGCGAACAGCTCGCCGGTGAGCTGATTATCAGCCAGAAAACCATCGGTCAGCTTCAGGCAGTGCGCGCGCCGTTCTTCCCGGCAAACAGCGTTTTCATTACCACGCTGGATAACATTTCGATTTATCTGTACGAGGATGGTCACCGCCGCCACATCGTCGAAAATCCGAAACTCGACCAGGTGGAAAACTACGAACAGGTCAAAGTCGATTTTGTTATCGAGGACTACGAGGCCGGTTGCCTGATTGAAAATATCGAGATCCTCGAGCCGGAAGAACCCGCCACTACTGAACCTGTGAGCGCGGAAGTCTTCGCGGCGGCAATGGTCAAAGCGATGCAGTCTCTGACAGGCGGTGCACCGGCTGAAACCGGCACCACTGACGGCAAGGAGGCATAACCGATGGCAACCCCCGCACAGCGTCACGCGATGCGGGTCTCGGCTATCAGGGCATCGCAGCGGGATAACGCCCCGCTGCGTCATGCCTCACCTTACGAGCAAATGCTCGTCAAGCTGGCCGCAGACCGCCGGACGCTATCAGCCATTCGTTCTAAAGAACGCAAAGCGGATAAAAAACGCGAATTACTCCCGCTGTACCTGCCGTGGGTCGCTGGCGTACTGGAAAGCGGCACCGGCGCACAGGATGACATTCTGATGACGGTGATGCTCTGGCGTCTTGATGCGGGGGATATCACCGGCGCGCTTGATATTGCGCGCTATGCGCTGCGTTTCGGTCTGTCGATGCCGGAAAATCATTCCCGCCCCGCGCCTTACATGCTGGCCGAAGAGGTCGCGCTCGCGGCAACCCGCGCCCGTATCGCCGGTGAACCGGTCGATGCCGCGCAACTCCTTTACGTCATCGGGCTGACCGCTGAAGCCGATATGCCTGACGAAGTGCGCGCCCGACTGCATAAGGTCACAGGTCTGACTCTGCGTGATGCCGGTCAGCCTGATAATGCGCTTTCTCACCTGCAACGCGCCTTACAGCTCGACCCCAATGTCGGCGTAAGAAAAGACGTTGAGACCCTCGGTCGTGAGCTGAACCCGAAGCCGGTCGCCGTCAAAAAAGCGGCAAAGAAAACCGCCGCGAAAAGGCTCCCGCTAAAAAAACAGATTCACCGGTGAAACGAGGGCGGGGACGCTCGAAGAAAGTCACCGGTTAACAGAACGCGCCCCGCGCCGGGCGGCACGCTGGTCAATGTCGGTGATTCACCGTAACTGCGACCGGCGTCCACCGCCCACCTATTTTTGAGGTACTCAATGACCGCGATTGTGATGAACAACCCGGCGCAACAGCGCGACCCGATGGTTATACCGCCGGTGCCGGTTGAAGAGCCGGTAATTAAAAACACGGCCTTTTTCCCTGACGTTGACCCGAAGCGCATGCGCGAAGAAATGCGCCTCGAGCAGACCGTGACGCCGGTGCGTCTGCGGCGTGCGATTAAAACCGCGATGGCGGAGACCAACGCCGAGTTAACCGAATGGCGCGACCTTCAGCTAGCTGCCGGTTACCCGCGCCTCGAGGATGTGCCGACGGACGAGCTCGACGGCGAAAGCGTCCGGGTCTTCCACTACTTCAACGCCGTTTGCTCGATGACGACTGCGACGCTGTACGAGCGTTACCGGGGCGTCGATGCCAGCGCCAAAGGTGATAAAAAAGCCGACAGCATCGAGGACACCATCGATGAAATGTGGCGTGACATGCGCTGGTCGGTCGCTCGCATCCAGGACAAAGCGCGCTGCATTGTGGGGCAAATCTGATGAACGTCATCGCGCATCAGGGCGACACGCTCGACACCTTATGTCAGCGCCATTACGGGCGCACTGAGGGTGTGCTCGAGGCTGTGCTTTTGGCTAATCCGGGGCTCGCCGAGCTGGGCGTCGTCCTGCCGCACGGCACGGCGGTCAGTCTGCCTGAAGTCGACGCCGCACCGGTATCGGAGACCGTGAATTTATGGGACTGACTGTGGATAAAATCACAACCTTTCTGACCTACTGGCTGTCAGTGGTGCTGGCGTATTTCGGTACGCAGACGCCGGAACGGCTCGCGCTTTATGTCGGGGGAAGCTGCGCCATTTTTACCGCGCTGGTTAACTTCTGGTACCAGCGCAAGAAATACCGCTATCTCGTCTCGATGGGGATTGATAAGGGGGTTATTCGTGGGCTCATTCGTTAAACGTTGCAGTGTGGCCGTCGTGCTGGCGCTGGCGGCACTGGTGCCTGATTTTCGTTTGCTTCACACCTCGCCGGAGGGGCTCGCGCTGATTGCCGACCTCGAGGGTTGCCGGTTGCGCCCTTACCAGTGCAGCGCGGGCGTGTGGACGTCAGGCATCGGCCACACTGCCGGGGTGGTACCGAAACGGGATATCACCGAGAAGGAAGCCGCCGCGAATCTGGTCGCCGACGTGCTGAACGTCGAAAAACGGCTCGCGGTCTGTGTGCCGGTGGACATGCCACCCGCAGTCTATGACGCGCTGGTCAGCTTCGCTTTTAACGTCGGCACCGGCGCGGCCTGTCGCTCGACGCTGGTGTATCACCTGAAACACCGGCAATGGTGGCAAGCCTGTAACCAGCTCACCCGCTGGGTGTTTGTGAATGGTGAGCGTAATACCGGGCTCGAAAATCGCCGCTTTCGCGAGCGCACCTACTGCCTGAAGGGGACGAAATGAAAACGATAGTCGTGTTGTTAGTGCTGGCCGTGGCCGGGCTGCTCTGGATGCGTCACGAAAACACCAACCTGACCCGCTCCTTTGAGCGGGCGAACAAAGTCGCCGGTGACCAAAAAACGGTGATTACCATGCTGAAAAGCCAGCTTAAAACGGCCTCCCGTATCCGAGGGGAAAATGAGACCGCTCAGGTCTTACTGCGCGGTGAGCTCATCGATGCCGGAGCGCGGGCGCAACGCCGGGAACAGACCATTACGAGGTTACTCAATGAAAATGAACAGCTTCGCCGCTGGTATAGCGCTGATTTACCTGATGCTATGCGCCGGTTGCACCAGCGCGCCGCCTGTGCCGACGCCGGTGATTGTTTACAACGCATGCCCGAGGGTCAGTCTTTGCCCGATGCCTGGAAGTGACCCGACCACCAATGGCGACCTGAGCGCAGATATACGCCAGCTCGAAAGCGCCCTTGAGCGCTGTGCGCTTCAGGTCGGAACGGTAAAAAACTGTCAGGATAAAATCGATGTACAAGCCGAAGAGTCTGCGAAAAGCCTTAACTGACGCCGTGCCTGATTTGGCGCGTAACCCCGAAATGATGCGTATCTTTATCGATAACGGGAAACTCGCCTCCACGCTGGCGGCGTCGCTGTCTTTCGAAAATCAGTACACGCTAAACGTAGTGGTGACTGACTTCACCGGGGATATTGAGCTGCTGCTCGTGCCGATTCAGGCATGGTTGCGCATTCATCAGGCCGACATTATGACGACCGATGAGGGGCGAAAAAAGGGTTTCACCTATTTTGCCGATATCAACGACAACGACAGCGCCGATATCAGTATCAGCCTGATGCTGACCGAGCGCACCCTCGTCAGAGAGGAAGGGGATAAACTGCATGTCGAGACGGTGCCTGAACCTCAGCCGCCTGAGCTGCTGGTATGAATGACTTTAAGCCGTTCGACGATAAGCTCGCGGGGCTTATTGCGGCACTTTCTCCGACTGCCCGGCGCAGGATGGCCGCAGATATCGCGAAGACCCTGCGAGCCCGTCAACAGCGCCGGATTAAAACGCAGAAAGCCCCGGACGGGACACCTTACACCGCCCGAAAACGCCAGCCGGTAAAAGCGAAGAAAGGCCGGGTTAAGCGGGAAATGTTCGCGAAGCTCCGCACTAGTCGCTTTATGAAAGCCACGGCGGGGAATGATGTGGCGGCCGTGGAATTTACCGGCAAAGTGCAAAGGATGGTGAATGTGCATCAGTACGGCCTGAAGGATAAGCCAGGACGAAACAGTAAGCCGGTACAGTACGACGCCCGACCGCTTATTGGTTTTGAGCCTGATGATGTGATGGTGATACAGGGAATTATCACCAAATCATTAAGCTAGCTCTCTCAAACTAGATCTTACAACTGATTTTGGGTATTTTGTGTTTCATACCAGTGGGGGGGTTATGGAAAACAAAAAATATCAGGTGTTCGTGAGTTCAACTTACGTTGACCTAATTGATGCTCGCAAGAAAATTATTGAAACCGTTCTTAGCTTATATCATTTTCCTGTTGGAATGGAAATGTTTAGTGCCGACGACTCTGAACAATGGGAGATAATTAGAGAAACCATAGATGCAAGCGATTATTATGTGATTATTATTGGACATAAATATGGAACCATGTCATCTGAGGATGTTAGTTATACAGAGAAGGAGTATGACTACGCTAAGTCATTAAATATTCCAGTTTTAGCCTTTATTAGAAACCGAGATGTCGGAACAAAAGCGCACGAGCGTGAAAACAACCCTCAGAATGAACAGCGTTTGAATAATTTTATTGAAAAAGCAAAAGCTAATAAAATGTGTGACTTCTGGGAGTCAATTGATGATTTAGCAACAAAGGTAGCAATTGCTCTGCCTAAAGTTATGAGACGTAACCCAAGAGTTGGTTGGAGTCGTGGCGATAATTCGGTAAGTAAAGAAATATCAGAGGAGTTGGCAGAGCTTTCACAGGAAAACAGGAGATTAAGAGAGAAGGTAAGAGAGTATGAAAGTCAATTTCAAGTTGAAAAGCCAATATTGAAATTATATTTCTCTGATGACATTCACCTTAATTATCTACCAAGTGTAATGACGCAAGAGTACATTAAAGAACTAAGTATGGATGATATTCCAAGTAATGTATCCATGTTCGTCAATCAAGAAATGGTTGATAAATACAACTCCCAAATTCCCACAATGAAGGAGGTTGATGAGTATAATGGACAATTGTTAAGATACAAAAACTATTCCACTAACGCCATGGTTCTATCTCCTTCACTAGTAAATGAGGGAAGGAGGCCTGCAACAGATATTCATATTTACATCGAACTGCCTAGCTTCGTCACCATTATAAACAGCGGCAATGAAGAGACCTATATCATTGAGCCAAAGATTAGCATTCCTGAATCTCCTATAGAGATGGCTAATACTAAAGGGAGCACGGCTCTATTTTATAGCAAAATGACTAAGTACATGGGTAATGATTATGGTGGCCTTTTGAATGGTGGCATATTTGGAGGGCCTACTGCTTATAATAGTGTAATACAGAAAACTCCGTTAAACTCCAATCATTGGGTTCAGAGAGAAAATAATATTTTAATATTGCGGTGCAATAAATTACTCCAAAGTCTTGAGGTGATATTTGACTCAATATCAATAGTCCCTACAGCATTTGGAGAAGGGGATATTAAAATGAAAATAATTAGTGCTGAACTTACAGAGCCGATGTATTTAACAAAAAAGATCACTGTTTCATAAGTACATTTTCTCGTTCTGGTATTGTTGTGCCAGAGATAAACGCATTGGAATGAATTGCCGCTCAGAGCACCGGGCGGCATCCTTCCGTGTATGAATACTCGCGCTACTCTTCAGGACGCTTTACGCCTCCTTCGCAACCTGATACGCACCGGCGTCGTCATCGAAGTTGACCTCGATGACGGGCGCTGTCGCGTCCAGACTGGCGGCATTGTTACCGACTGGCTTCAGTGGCTGACCACGCGCGCCGGTCGCTCACGTGTCTGGTGGGCTCCGTCCGTGGGTGAGCAGGTTTTACTGCTGGCCGTGGGTGGTGAACTCGATACCGCCTTTGTGCTGCCCGGCATTTTCTCTGATGACCACCCCGCGCCGTCGGCGTCGGCTGATGCATTTCACATCACCTTTCCTGACGGGGCGGTTATCGAGTACGAGCCGGAGACTGCCGCGCTGACTGTGAGTGGCATTAAAACCGCAGACGTGACGGCGTCGGACTCCATCAATGTGACTGTGCCGGTGGTGACGGTGAAAGCCGAGACCCGAATCACCCTCGACACCCCGGAAGTGGTCTGTACCAACAAACTGACGACCGCCACACTCGAGGTTACCAAAGGCGGGAAGATGATCGGCGATATCGAGCACACCGGCGGTAAGCTTTCATCAAATGGCGTGGTGGTGGATGACCACGGTCACGGCGGCGTGCAAAGAGGTGGAGCCTGGACGGAGGGCACGAAATGACGACCCGTTATATCGGTATGAACAGGGATACAGGGCGCGCCATCACCGACACCGATCACATCAGTCAGAGTTGTGGCGACATTCTGCGAACGCCGGTCGGCTCTCGCGTGATGCGCCGCGATTATGGCTCGCTGCTGTTCTCCCTGATTGATATGCCGCAGACCGACGCGCTGAAACTGCAAATTATGTGCGCCTGTTATATGGCGCTGCTGAAGTGGGAGCCCCGCATCAGCATCAGTTCGCTGACGGTCGAACGTCAGTTTAACGGCCAGATGATTGTTGAGCTGACCGGCGAGACCCGGGACACCGGTAAAACCCTGTCACTGACTATTCCTGTGAGTTGAATTTATGCCAACCATCGACTTGAGCCAGCTACCCGCGCCTGACGTGGTGGAAACGCTGGATTTTGAAACCATTCTCGCGGAACGCAAAGCGACGCTGGTCTCGCTTTACCCTGAAGAGCAACAGGACGCTGTTGCGCGCACTCTCGCCCTCGAGTCTGAGCCACTGGTGAAGTATCTGGAGGAAAACGCCTACCGTGAAGTCATCTGGCGTCAGCGTGTGAACGATGCGGCGAAGGGCTGCACACTGGCTTATGCGAGTAATAACGACCTCGATGTGATGGCCGGAAACAACAACACCGCGCGACAGATTGTGACGCTCGCCGATGACAGCACTATCCCGCCGACACCTGCCGTCATGGAATCCGACGCCGATTTACGGCTACGCGCGCAACAGGCGTATGAGGGGCTCAGCGTGGCTGGTCCGGTCGGTGCGTATGAGTACCACGGCCGCAGCGCCGACGGGCGGGTCGCTGATATCTCGGTTGTCAGCCCGTCACCGGCTTGTGTGACCATCACCGTGCTTTCACGCGAGGATGACGGCACCGCATCCGCTGACCTGCTGGACGTCGTAGAAAAAGCGCTAAACGCTGAAGAGGTGCGCCCCGTTGGCGACCGGGTGACGGTGCAGAGTGCTGAAATCGTGCCGTACCAGATTGACGCGACCCTTTATTTTTATCCGGGACCGGAGGCCGAGACCATCCGTCAGGCCGCAGAGGAAAAACTGAAGGCATACATCAGCGCACAACAGCGACTGGGTCGCGACATTCGTCAGTCGGCCATTTATGCCGCCCTGCACGTCGAAGGTGTGCAGCGTGTCGAACTGACCGCACCGCTGGCTGACATTGTGCTCAGTAAATACCAGGCATCCTGTTGCACCGAATACAGCATCGCTGACGGGGGTGCCGATGAGTAATAACCGACTGTTGCCCGTGGGCTCATCGCAGCTCGAGGTCGCCGCCGCCCGCGCGGCCGCAGATATTGAGCGTGTGCCGGTACCGCTTCGCACGCTGTGGAACTGGCGCACCTGCCCGGTGCGGCTGCTGCCCTATCTGGCGTGGGCGTTTTCGGTTGACCGGTGGGGTGCGGGCTGGCCGGAGGCGACAAAACGCAGCGTTATTGCCTCCGCGTTTTACGTTCATTCCCATAAAGGCACCATCGCCGCATTACGGCGTGTGGTGGAGCCGCTGGGGTATCTGATTGAGGTTAAGGAGTGGTGGGAGCTCAACGAAGAGCCCGGAACTTTCCGGCTTGTTGTGGGCGTACTTGAGACCGGCATCACCGATGAGATGTATCTCGAGCTCGAGCGGCTGATTGAAGGGGCAAAACCGGCCAGCCGACACCTGACCGGGCTCTCTATCAGCCTGAGCACCACCGGACGAGCTTATGTGGGCGCAAGCTGCTACGACGGCGACCTGTTAACCGTTTATCCCTATGCCGCCGGGGAAATTGTCGTTGGTGGTGATTTTTATCCGGCTTCGGCCATTCATCTGATTGATAACCTGCGAGTAAGCGCATGACGACAAAATACTTTGCCATCCTGACCAATCAGGGCGCGGCGCGACTGGCAAACGCGACCGCGCTCGGTACCAAACTGAATATCACACAAATGGCCGTCGGTGACGGGAACGGCACATTGCCGACCCCTGACCCGGCTCAGACGAAGCTCATTAACCAGACCCGTATTGCGCCGATTAACTCACTGGGCGTGGATGCCAACGACGCCGGTCAGATTATTGCCGAGCAAATCATTCCTGAAAATGAGGGTGGTTTCTTCATCCGTGAAATTGGTCTTTATGATGACGCTGGTATTTTGATTGCTGTCGCCAACTGCCCTGAAACCTATAAGCCGTTACTGGCCGAGGGTAGCGGTCGAACGCAGACTATTCGCATGATTCTCGTTGTCTCGAGCACGTCGGCGATCACCCTGAAAATCGACCCGTCAGTTGTGCTGGCAACCCGTAAATATGTCGATGATGCAGTCATCGAGGTTAAGAGTTACGCCGACAAGCTCATGAAAGCTCATGAGGAAAAGGCTAACCCGCATAAGCAATACCCGCTGATTGCGAACGCACTAAAAGAAATGGCCGAGGCCGGATTGGTTGCCGAGGTTCTCAAAAACCTTGGTCTGCGAGAAAGCGTTTCTGAATCTGGTTTTTTCCAGTTAGGAGATTTCCAGGTTGTATGGGGGCGCGGTTCAACGGGCAGCAACGGTACAGGCAATGTTCAGTTTCCACGCGCTTTTGTTGGCATACCATATCTGGTTGCACCGTCAGATATTTCTTCAGGTCCTGAAGGGGTTAATGCTGTCGGGTGGGATTTATCAAATAGTACGGCGGCGGGTGCCAGAATTTTTTCTACAGACTCTAAATCTTCGGGTATCGCCACCACCTTTTCTTATGTTGCAATCGGTAAGGGGGTTGTATGAAGTATTGCGCGTTGAATAACGGATTTTATGGCGACAAAACTCCCGATGACAAAATCCCGGGGAGTTTTGTGCATATCAGCGACGACGAAGGCCAGCGAATTTTAGACAGCCAAATTAATGGTCGGATTCAGCCCGATGATAATGGTTTTCCTGTTCTGGTGCCGTACCCAGAATTAACAAAAGATGAGCAGCAGGAACGCGCCGAGCAGAAACGACGGTCGCTGAAATCAGTCGCTGATACAGAAATTTCATGGCGACAGGATGCTGTTGATGCAGGTATAGCGACGGAAGAAGAAACCGCCGCTTTAACTGAATGGAAAAAGTACCGTGTGATGTTGATGCGGTTCGATACGTCAAAACCTGTCTGGCCTCCCCAGCCGGGGGAACCGACCAGTTAACATGCACAGGGTCGGTTGTCACATCAACCGCCTTAACTTCTTTCTTATACGGCAGCGACGCCGAAAATTTAGCTCTGTTGGCGTCGCTGATTTTTGATGTGGGCATATCGACGCTGTATAAAAAATTTCCGGCGATAAATCCCGTTGTGTCAGCCATTGTCGAACCCTGACAAATAGCCCCCTGTAAACGTACACCCGACAATATCACTCACCCCAACTAACGGAGTTAAACGGATGAGTGATTTTCATCACGGTGTCGAGGTCGTCGAAATTAACGACGGTACCCGCACAATCTCGACGGTATCAACAGCGGTCGTTGGCATGGTCTGTACGGCCAGCGATGCTGACGCCGGGGCATTCCCGCTCAATGAGCCGGTACTGATTACCAACCCACAAAGCGCCATCGCAAAAGCCGGTACTAAAGGTACCCTGAAAAAATCCTTACAGCTCATCGCTAACCAGTCAAAACCGGTTGTCGTTGTTGTGCGTGTCGCTGAGGGTACCGGTGACGACGAAGAGGCACAGGCGCAAACCATTTCTAACATCATCGGCACCACGGATGAGAACGGCAAATACACCGGGCTGAAAGCGCTGTTAACGGCGAAAGCGGTCACCGGCGTGAAGCCCCGCATTCTCGGTGTGCCGGGTCTCGATACTCAGGAGGTCGCGACCGCACTTGTCTCCGTGGCTCAGAAACTGCGCGCCTTTGCCTATGTCAGCGCGTGGGGCTGTAAAACCATTTCCGACGTTATCGCCTACCGTAAAAACTTCAGCGCCCGAGAGCTCATGATTATCTGGCCGGACTTCCTCGGGTGGGACTCCACGGCCAGCGCCACGACAACCAGCTACGCGACCGCCATCGCGTTGGGGCTGCGCGCCAAAATCGACAATGACACCGGGTGGCATAAAACCCTGTCAAACGTCGGCGTCAATGAGGTCACCGGTATCAGCGCGTCCGTCTTCTGGGATTTGCAGGAATCCGGCACCGATGCCGACCTGCTGAATGAGGCCGGTATCACGACGCTGATTCGTGCCGATGGTTTCCGCTTCTGGGGTAACCGTAATTGCTCCGATGACCCGTTGTTTCAGTTTGAGAACTACACCCGCACCGCACAGGTCATCGCCGACACGATGGCCGAGGGGCATATGTGGGCGGTTGATAAGCCGATCACCGCGACCCTGATTCGCGACATTATCGACGGTATCAACGCGAAATTCCGCGAGCTGAAAAGCGGCGGTTACATCATCGATGCGACGTGCTGGTTTGACGAAGAGGGCAACAGCAAAGAAACCCTGAAGGCCGGGAAACTGTTTATCGATTATGACTATACGCCGGTGCCTCCACTCGAGCACCTGACCCTGCGCCAGCGCATCACCGATAAATATCTGGCGAACCTTATCTCGTCAGTGAACAGCAAATAAGGAGCCTGACAAATGGCATTACCGCGCAAGCTCAAACTCATGAACCTGTTTATCGACGGGGTGAGTTATCTCGGCGTCGTGCAGTCCGTCACGCTGCCGAAATTAACCCGTAAGCTCGAGAACTATCGCGGCGGCGGGATGAATGGCTCGGCACCGGTCGACTTCGGCCTCGATGATGATGCGCTGTCGACTGAATTTTCTCTCGGCGGCTTCCCTGATGATGCGATTTTTTCGCTATACGCTGCCACCGGCGCGGCCTCTGTCCCGCTGCGTTTTTCGGGCTCCTACCAGCGTGATGACACCGGCGCGACCGTGGCGGTCGAGGTTGTGCTCCGTGGCCGTCAGAAAGAAATCGACTTCGGCGAAGCCAAGCAGGGCGAAGACACCGAGTCGAAAATTTCGCTCGCATGCACTTACTTCAAGCTGACGATGAACGGCTCGGAACTGGTGGAAATTGACACGGTGAACCTTATCGAAAAAGTGAACGGTGTCGACATGCTGGAAGAGCATCGTAAAAACATCGGTCTGTAATTTCTGCCCCGGTCAGCACGGCTGGCCGGGCATCCTGAAACCTGAATTTAACGAGAAATATTATGGAAAAAGTTAACGAAAATATCGTCACTCTGATTAAACCTATCAAGCGCGGCGAGCAGGTAATTACCGACGTCACCCTGTTAAAACCGTGTGCCGGAACCCTTCGCGGTGTCAGCCTGGCATCTGTCGCAAATTCTGACGTCGATGCGCTGATTAAAGTGCTGCCACGCATGACCATGCCGTCGCTGACCGAGCAGGAAGCCGCCGCGCTGGAGCTGCCCGACCTGTTGTCGTTTGCCGGTAAGGTGGTCGGTTTTTTGTCACCGAGTTCGGCGGTGTAACCTTCCCGAAAAAACTCTCGGTCGATGACCTGATGGCTGACATAGCGGTAATTTTCCACTGGTCGCCATCAGACCTTTACCCCATGAGCCTGACCGAGCTCGTCAACTGGCGCGAAAAAGCGCTACAGCGAAGCGGAAACACGAATGAGTAATAACCTCAAACTCGAAGTGCTGCTGAAAGCTGTCGACCAGGCGACCCGACCCTTTAAAGCGATCCAGACGGCGAGTAAATCGCTGTCTGGTGATATCCGCACGACTCAGCAATCCCTGCGTGATTTGAATGGTCAGGCATCGAAAATCGACGGTTTTCGTAAAACCAGTGCGCAACTGGCGGTAACCGGTCAGTCGCTGGAAAAAGCAAAACAGGAAGCTGAAGCGCTGGCGGTGCAGTTTAAAAATACGGAACGGCCAACAGCGGCACAGGCCAGAGTGCTGGAGTCAGCGAAGCGCGCGGCTGATGGGTTGCAGACGAAATATAACAGCCTCACGCAGTCAGTTAAGCGGCAACAGGCCGAGCTCGGTAAAGCGGGTATTAATACCCGCAACCTGACGAATGATGAAAACCGCCTGAAAAATAATATCAGCGAAACGACCGCACAGCTTAACCGCCAGCGTGAGGCACTGGCGCGCGTCAGCGCTCAACAGGCGAAACTGAGTGCAGTACAAAAACGCTATCAGGCCGGGAAGGCTCTGGCAGGGAACGCTGCCTCGATGGGCGCTGCCGGGGTAGGTATGGCAACAACAGGTACTCTCGCCGGTGTTGCACTAATGAAACCCGGTTATGATTTTGCTCAGAAAAACTCTGAGCTTCAGGCTGTTCTCGGCGTCGAAAAAGATTCAGCTGATATGGTGGCTCTTCGCAAACAGGCGCGTCAACTCGGTGATAACACCGCCGCGTCGGCTGATGATGCTGCCGGTGCTCAGATTATTATTGCAAAAGCCGGTGGTGATACCGCTGCTATTCAGGCGGCTACGCCAGTGACGCTTGATATGGCGCTCGCAAACCGTCGAACGATGGAAGAAAACGCCGGGTTATTGATGGGGATGCGCTCTGCATTCCAGCTCTCAAACGATAAGGTCGCCCATATCGGTGATGTTCTGTCGATGACGATGAACAAAACCGCCGCTGACTTTGACAGCCTGAGTGATGCGCTGACCTATGCCGCGCCGGTGGCGAAAAATGCCGGGGTGAGTATCGAAGAAACAGCCGCAATGGTCGGCGCACTGCATGACGCCAAAATTACAGGCTCGATGGCGGGTACGGGGAGCCGTGCCGTGTTAAGTCGCCTACAGGCTCCTACGGGAAAAGCGTATGACGCTATTAAAGAGCTCGGCGTAAAAACGGCTGATGGTAAGGGGAATACGCGCCCAATATTTACCATCTTGAAAGAAATGCAGCGGAGCTTTGAGAAAAACAATCTCGGTACCGGTCAGCGCGCTGAATACATGAAAACCATATTCGGTGAAGAGGCCAGCTCAGCTGCTGCGGTATTAATGACCGCAGCCTCAAGCGGAAAACTGGATCAGCTTACCGCCACGCTTAAAGCATCTGACGGTAAAACGGCTGAGCTCGTCAAGGTCATGCAGGACAACCTCGGTGGTGACTTTAAAGAGTTCCAGTCAGCTTATGAGGCGGTCGGAACAGACCTGTTTGACCAGCAAGAGTCATCCTTGCGTAAGCTGGTACAAACAGCGACCGGGTATGTTTTAAAACTTGATGGCTGGATACAACAAAATAAATCACTGGCGACGACGCTTGGGGTTATTTCAGCGTCGGCTATCGGTGTTGTGGGGGTTATAGGGGCAATCGGCCTTGTAGCGTGGCCGGTTATTATTGGTATTAACGCCATCATCGCTGCTGCTGGTGTACTTGGTACTGTCTTTACGACAATCAGCGGCGGGGTTGTTGCCGCTGTCGGTGCTATTACGTGGCCGGTTGTGGCCGTTGCGTCGGCGGTTGTAGCTGGTGCGCTGCTTATCCGTAAATACTGGGAGCCAGTCAGTGCATTCTTTGCCGGTGTGGTCGAGGGGCTCATGAGTGCCTTTGCGCCGGTGGGGGAAATGTTCGCGCCACTGGCGCCCATCTTTGATGGCCTGGGCGAAAAACTTCGCGGCGTCTGGCAGTGGTTTAAAGACCTGATAGCGCCGGTGAAAGCGACTCAGGACACGCTCAACAGTTGTCGTGATGTTGGGGTTATGTTCGGTCAGGCGCTGGCCGATGCGCTGCTGATGCCGCTTAACGCCTTTAACAAGCTGCGAAGCGGGATTGACTGGGTGCTCGAAAAGCTCGGCATTATCAACAAAGAATCCAGCTCGCTTGACCAGACTGCGGCGAAAGCCAGTGCGGCGACGCAGAACGGTTACAGCCCGGCAATCAGCTCATACAACAGCTATCAGCCGGTCACGGCACCCGCTGGTAAAACCTACATCGACCAGAGTCGACCGACCTATCAAATCAACGTGCCGGGCAACGGTATGCCGGGCGGTAGGTTAGGTAATGATTTGCAGGATGCCTTAGAAAAATATGAGCGTGAGAAACGCGCCAAAGCCCGCGCAAGCATGATGCATGACTAAGGAGACCGATTATGATGCTGGCATTAGGTATGTTTGTTTTTATGCGTCAGACGCTGCCCTATCAGAGCATGCAGCGCAGCGCGGATTATAGCTGGGCGTCAAACTCCCGCGTCGGGAAGCGTGACGCCTTTCAGTATCTCGGTGAAGGGGAGGACAAAATCACCCTGAGCGGTGACCTGTATCCTGAGCTGACCGGCGGCAAGTTTTCGATGCTGACGCTTTATGCGATGGCTGAGCAGGGGCGGGCATGGCCGCTTATTTCTGGCTCGGGCTGGATTTACGGGATGTTTATTGTCAGCAATGTCTCGGAGACTGGCACGGTATTTTTTGAGGACGGGTCGCCACGTAAAATCAGCTTCACTCTGTCACTGACCCGTGTCGATGAATCGCTCGCGGCGGTCTATGGCGATATCGGGAAACAGGCCGAGAGTCTGGTCGGTAAAGCTGGCGATCTGCTGTCTCAGGTGGGGGCTTAATCATGCTGGATATTATCACCGGCGCGGGTGCCACACTGACGCCCGATTTTATGCTGACACTGGAAAGCAAAGATATCACCGGCAATATCAGCGACCGGCTGATTAATCTCTCGATGACGGATAACCGGGGCTTTGAAGCTGACCAGCTCGACATTGAGCTCAATGATGCTGACGGGCTTGTCGCGCTGCCGATTCGCGGCGCGGTGCTGTCACTGTATCTTGGCTGGAAAGGTTTCTCGCTCGTTGGTAAGGGGCGATTTACCGTCGATGAGGTGGAGCACAGGGGGGCACCGGATACGGTGACCATTCGTGCCCGTAGCGCTGATTTTCGAGGAACGCTCAATTCCCGCCGCGAGGAGTCATGGCACGACACCACACTCGGCGCTATTGTCAGCGCGATAGCTGCCCGGAATAAATTAACGGCCAGCGTCGCGGATTCTCTCGCCGGGATAAAAATTCCGCATATCGACCAGTCGCAGGAATCCGACGCTGTTTTTCTGACTCGCCTCGCGGAACGCAACGGCGGCGCGGTATCGGTCAAAGCGGGTAAATTGCTGATGCTCAAAGCGGGAAGTGGTACCACGGCCAGCGGAAAAGCTATCCCTCAGATTACCATCCAGCGCAGTGATGGTGACCGGCATCAGTTTGCCATCGCCGACCGTGGCGCTTACACCGGCGTAACCGCTAAATGGCTGCATACTAAAGACCCGAAACCGGCGAAACAAAAGCAAGCGGTGAAGCTGAAGCGTAAGCCCAAAGAGCAACATCTCCGGGCGCTACAGCACCCGAAAGCAAAACCGGTGAGCAATAAAACCACGACCAAAAAGCAGAAAGAACAGGAAGCCCGAGAGGGTGAATATATGGCCGGTGAGGCTGACAATGTTTTCGCACTGACGACCATTTACGCGACAAAAGCGCAAGCGATGCGCGCGGCTCAGGCGAAGTGGGATAAATTGCAGCGCGGCGTTGCGGAGTTCTCAATCATGCTGGCAACCGGTCGGGAAGATATTTACCCAGAAATGCCGGTGAGGGTCTCAGGCTTTAAGAGCGTCATAGATGATCAGTCATGGATAATCAGTAAGGTGACACATAACCTCGGCGGGAATGGCTTCACGACGGCTGTAGAGCTCGAGGTGATGCTCTCTGGCATAGAATATGAATCGGAAGAAAGTAGTTCTCAAATGGTGAATAATTGAGTACCATTGATTCACTTTTTGTGAATTGGTGGGGTGGTATGTTCCATTGTCCAAAATGCCAGCATGCAGCGCATGCTCGTACCAGTCGTTATCTTAGCGAGAATACTAAAGAGCGTTACCATCAATGTACGAATATTAATTGCAGTTGCACATTCGTAACTATGGAGTCTGTAGAGCGTTTTATCGTTACTCCGGGAACAATAATTCCGGCACCACCTCACCCGTCGGTGAGTGGTCAGCGGCCATTATGGCTCTGATAAATTTCCTCTAAATACCCGCCGCGTGCGGGTTTTTTTATGCCTTCCGGAAAGTGGCGGTAAAAAATCCACCGCCATTTCATCGCCACCTGAAAATGAGATAACAAAAAGCCACTCGCTAGAGTGGCTTAATTATATGATTTTAAATCTAAAATTTGGTGGCCCCTGCTGGACTTGAACCAGCGACCAAGCGATTATGAGTCGCCTGCTCTAACCACTGAGCTAAGGGGCCGTGGCGGTGGAT